TGGCCGACCTGTACAGGGCCTGCTCCGGCATCAGTTACATCGACATTAGGATGTTCACCTCCGAGGACTCCGCCGCAAAGCCTGACGAATACACGGACCGGACAGCCACTATCACGGCGCGGCAACGGGCCTACACGTCAGAGGATATGATCGAGGTGGAGATTGATGGTTGATTATATCTCCGTCCTGAAGGAAGACCTTGTTGAGCAGTTCCGTGGAAAGCCGAACATAGAGGCGCTGGTTGAGGTCATCGGCATCGAGCTTCAGCAGGTAGCAGACTTCTATGAACAGCTACGAACGGAACGTGACCTTGACCACGCGGTGGGGAAGCAGCTCGATGGTGTCGGCGACATCGTAGTGATGACCAGAAAAGAGGCCGGTGAGCTTGCTGGCGACCCGATCCCCTTTGATGTCATCGACGACGACACATACCGGCAGTACCTGATTTACAAGATACTGAAGAACACCTGCGACTGTACCTACCCGGACATTATCAAGGCGTTCAAGATGTTCTGGGACTACCCACTGTACTACACGGAGGACCCAGAACAGCCGGCCACGATGATATTTGACACCGGAGAGCTTCCGGGCAACGTAGACACGACGCCGCTGTTCAAGACGCCGCTCATCCGGGCGGCCGGTGTTACCCTCAAGCTGTACGCGAGGACATCGGTCGAGATGGACACCGCTTGGCTCCGCATCAGGAGCGGGTTGGGGTATGCCGTCACCGTGACCACGCTCCCGACCCTGGAGCGCATCATCGACTATGGCGCCAAGGTGCGGGTCGGCTCCGGCGTCCAGACCATCACGGAGGACACGCTTCCTGGAATTGAGCGTGATTATAAATTCAGCCACAAGCTCCGTATCGGGACCAGTGTCCAGAGCGCGGCACAGAGTCATCTCCCGTTCCTTGAGCGGGAGATTTCTTATGCCGCGAAGGTCAAAACCGGCGGTGTTATCCAAAGCATCATGGAAACGCCAATCAACGGCATTTCGCTCCAGGAATAATGCCCCATAAAACGACAAGAAGGAGGAACTACGCAAATGAGTTACTACGGCGGAACAATCACAGTAAAAGGCCGTGACCTCATCACCAGCCTGATCGCCGGGGAAACGATTGAGTTCACCCGCATCGTTGTGGGCTCCGGGCAGGTGCCGGAGGGCGTCGAGCCCATCGACATGGAGGCGCTGGTGGAGCCGGTCGCAGAGGCTACCTCTACGGTGCCGACGGTCGAGAACAGCGTCCTGTCCATGGTGGTAGAGTACAGGAACGACCTCAACGGCGGCCTGCAAACCGGCTTCTGGCTGAGGGAGTTTGGTATCTTCGCCAAGACCGAGAACAGCGAGGAGATCCTGCTCTACTACGCCACCTTGGGAGACAGCCCCCAGCCGGTCAATGCCTACAAGGACAACCGCATCGACATTCGGCGCTACCCGGTGACGATTGCCCTGGAGGTCGACGCGAACATCGAGGTCGTTTATACTCCGGGCTCTTTTATCACGGCGGCCGAGGCACAGCAGCTCATCCAGTCTATGGTGAGCGAGGCCATCACCACCATTGTAGGGGATCTTGGCGCCGTCATCATTAAGGACATCACGATTCCGGCCACGGGCTGGGCCTGGGACCAGGATCTTGATGAGCCGGGCAGCGTTGGGATGGATGATTACCGATACTACGTGGACGTCCCTGTGGCGGAAGCGACGGACGATCACTTCCCGAGCGTTGCCCTGCATAAAAGCGCGCTCAACACCGCGAAGGAAGCGGGGATGTGTCCCACGGTACAGGCCGCCGAAGGCTATCTGCGGTTCTGGGCGAGAAGCGAACCGACGGAAGATATGGACGCGACGATTTGTCTGGCGTCCAGCAGCTCCGGCGGTAGCAGCGGAGGAGGTGGAACCTATGTGCTACCTGTAGCAACGGCGAGCAGGCTCGGCGGCATCAAGGTCGGTGAGAATTTGAGTATCACCCCGGATGGCACCTTGTCGGCAACCGGCGCTTCCGTGTCTGAAGAGGATATGGCCTCTCCGACGGAAACGGACGAAATGCTCGATGAGGTGTTCCCGCCGGAAGACTGACCCAGCAAAATCCAAACAGCAAGGAGGAAGACCCTATGGCTTATGATCCCACAAAACTGGTAAGCCTCAAGAACCTGAAGGACACGGCTACCCGCATCAAGACGGAGTTCCTGGCCGCCATCGCGGCGTCCGGCCACGCCATCTTCCAGAAGGCAGCCGCAGTCCCGACACCTGAGACGGCCCAGGAGAACATCCTGTATCTTGTGAAGAACAACGATACAGGGTACTACGACATTTACGCCCTTGTCGATGGGGCGGTGGAGTGGCTGGACGATCTGTCGGTTGACCTGGATGACTATGTCACCAGTGAAGAGCTGACCCAGGCCATTGCCAACCTTGGCGCCGGCGCCGTGTATGGCGGTACAAAGACCTCCCTCGAGACTGCCGACTCGGACGTCATCTCCGCTTTCTTTGGGGAAGAGGACGCCCCGACCCCGAAGGAGGGAGATGTGTTCGTCGTGACCACCCTGGTCGATGGCGTTACCTACGAGATGTCCTCGTACTGGTATGACGGTGAGGGCTGGGTGGCCATCACCGGCAACGTCGACGCGAGCAAGGTCATCATGCGCGACAACATCACAATGGCCGGCGACTATACCCAGGTCGGAAACAAGACGAAGACCCAGAACGGGACCGCCGAGTTCGCCACCAAAGGTATGTCTGTGGCGGCGATCCTGACAGACATCTTCAGCAAGCGGCTTCAGCCTACCATCACGGCCCAGCCCAGTGTCAGCGGCTTCAACCTGAGCGGAGCCAAGGCCGTGGAGGCCGGCACTTCGCTGGCGTCCGCCGCCTACACCGCCGGCACCCTGAACCCCGGTTCCTATCAGTACGGCCCGGTGACCGGCGTTGTCGCCACCAACTGGGCGGTACAGCGTATCACGGACCAGGGCACCGAGCAGATTGCCAGCGTGGACGCCGCCTCCCTGGAGGCTGGCTCTGACAACAACGGCGGCGCCGGATTCATCATCGGCGATGAAGGCGGTGAAGGCGTTGTGGCCTCTCTGCGCTACAAGGTGACCGCCACCCATGGAGCGGGCGTTACCGCCGATGACAACCTGGGCGATGACTCCAACCCTGCCGTTGCGATTGCCTCCGGCACGAAAGAGAAGACCACCAGCGCCTACACTCCGTTCAGAAACTACTTCTACGGAGCAACCAGCGAAAAGCCTACCGTGGACAGCGCCTACATCCGCGGCCTGACCAAGAGCAACAAGGCGTACGCCGCCGGCAGCCTGACCATCAATGTGCCTGCTGGAGCCCAGCGTGTCTGCATTGCCTGCGAGGCTACCAAGACCGGCGTGACGAAGGTCATCAATCAGACCGCCATGAACGCCGATGTCACGGCCACCTTCACACAGTCCACGGTCAACGTGGAGGGTGCCGAGGGCTACACCGCCAAGGAGTACAAGGTGTGGACCTTTGAGCCCGCCGTGCCGTACGAGAACGCCGCGACCCTTGTGGTCACCCTGGGCTGAGAGGAGGGAATGAAATATGGCTATTAACAACACGACCAGCGATTTTGCCTTTATGGAGTTCCCGATGGCCTTCTCTCGGCAGGATGGATTCCCGCTGGACAAGACCTCCGTGTATGGTTCTCTGTCAGAGGCGCAGACCTATGCCCAGACCTCCCCTCTGGCCTATGTGGGGCAGGTCCTCTCTGTTGTGGTGGATGGTGTTTCCACCACGTACCAGATCAAGAACGTCGCCGGCGAGCTGGAGCCTCTGGGCTCTGCCGCTGTGAGCGTTGCCACTGACGGCGAAGTGGAAGAGATGTTTGACGAGGTGTTTGGCACCGATGCCGAATCCGGCGAAAGTACCTGATGCCCGTTGAGCTGATAAAAAATTATTTTCAGGAGGAATAGAAAATGGCTTATGACACTACCAAGCTGGTAAAACTCGCAGCACTCAAGGCCCTGGCAGAAAAGGTCAACTCCGACTACACCAAGAAGACCGACTTTGACGCCCTGAACGAGCAGGTCCAGGGTCTGGTGACTGCCGGCGGCGAGCCCAATGTTCTGACCAGCGTGAAGGTCAACGGCGTCGCCCTGGCCATCGCTGAGAAGGCGGTGGACATTCTGATCGCCACCGGCACTGCAAACGGCACTCTGGCCGTGAACGGCGCCGATATTGCGGTGAAGGGTCTGGCCGCCCTTGCCTACAAGGCGCAGGTGTCCGAGTCCGATCTGGACTCTGCTCTGACCGCTGTGCTGGCGGCTAAGGCTGCAAAGGCTGATGTTGACACCCTGATTGGCTCCGACACCGGCAAGTCCGTGCGGACCATCGCCAATGAGGAGCTGGCCGCCCAGCTCATCCCTGAGAGCGCCCAGGAGTCTCTGGACACTCTGGCCGAGATCGCCGCATGGATTCAGGAGCATCCCGATGACGCAGCCACCATGAACGCCGCAATCACCAAGCTCAACGGTATTGTGGCCGGTATTGGCGGCGAGGAAGATGACTACGCGACCGTGATCGCGGCTATCGAGGGCAAAATCTCTGCTGCCCAGAGCGCCATCTACGCCGCGATTACCGCTGGCAATACCAACGGCCACCTGAAGGTAAACGGCACTGACGTAACCATCTACACTCACCCTGCGCACACCGCCAAGGCGTCCGGCCTCTACAAGGTGACTGTGGACGGCGAGGGCCACGTGTCCGCCGCCGAGGCGGTTGCCAAGGCCGATATTACCGCCCTTGGCATCCCCGCCCAGGACACCACCTACACGGATGTCACCGCCGGCGGCGCCTCCGGCCTGATGAGCGGCGCCGATAAGACCAAGCTCGACGGACTGATCGTGGCCGAAGACACCGAGGTCACGGAGATGCTGAACGAGGTCTTTGCGGCCTCCACCGAGCCCGAGGTTCAGGGTTAATTCCGCACAAGCGAAGGGAGGGCGGGGGGCTTAACCCCGCCCTCTGCTTTTATCAACTCTGGAGGTAATTGCGCATGGGTAAATTGACACTCACGGAGCACCTGAAAGCCTGTGCGGAGGCGGCCAAGAACTTCACAAGCGGACTGGTCGGGGAGCTGGCCACCACGGTAACGGAGGCCATGAACGAGATGAACGAGGTAAAGGCAGACAAGCCTGACTATGCCGCGGTCACCATCCCGACCACCGGGTGGCAGGAGGATGAGAGTGTTGCCGCGTACCCAGTCTACTACGATATTGTGGTAGAAGGCGTCACGGCAAATGACCGGGCCACGGTGGTCATTGCCCCCGGAAGCATGGCGGCGGCCATCGCTTGCGCCATGTGTCCGAGCTGTGAGACTGTGGTCGGAGCCATCCGCATTAGGGCCGGAAGTGCCCCCAGCACGGCTATTTCAGCAGAATACTGGCTTGACCAGGGAAAGGAGTGAGAAGCGAGTATGGCACTCGGAATTGTAAACGTCGGGCAGGCCCAGGCCGAGAACAACAACTACCTGACCAATGAGCAGGTCGGCGTTGCCGGCGGTCTGGCCACCCTGGACGGTAATGGGAAGCTGACGGAGTCCCAGCGGCCCGAAGTGGACGCATACACCCAGGCACAGACGGACACCAAAATCAGCGACGCCGTGGATGCCCACAACGAGAGCGCCACGGCACACTCCGATATTCGTGGCCTTGTGGCTACCCTCGAAGCGACCGTTGAGGCTATCGAGCTGAAGTTCGGCACCAGCGTAACGGAGAACCCGTTCACGGTGACGTTTTCGACCCTGAATGACGTGATCGTGACCGGCGTGTGGAACACCGCTCAGGCTCGCATTGAGTTCTGATGATGGAGGAAGTCGTATTTTCACGCCCCGCTGACGAGCTATCCTGCATCATCGGGAACCTGTTCGCCGAGCTGAAGCCTCCCTGCGGTTTTGAAAGCAGCGGAAACCTTGTGATCTGCGGAACCACCCACTCAGGGAATGATGGGCGGCTGTTCATTGTGGGAGACCACTGTATTTTCTGCGGGCAGGCTGAGGACCTGTCTGAAGTGTTAAATGGGCATTGCCCGGAAAGAGGGTGTAGGCAGAATGGCTGAGAAGGAATACCTGCTTGGCAATAAGGCGAGAGAGCTCTTGCGGTACACGAACCAAGCTACGAGGGTAATTTC